TACTTTAGTTACATATGTTTCTATGTCTTTGGGTAAACTACCTAAGTCGTTTTTCTCAAGTGGTCTATGCAGGTCGTTGATATGAGGAAAATTGGAAGTATTATGGAATCCAGTATCTAACAAAGATTGCATTGTGACCCATCGTCTACCTGTCTTATCTACTCCAGATGCAACATCAACTTCAAACGAACCTAAAAGATTTGCATCTAATTCATAGACTAGTCCGCCACCGGAAGCAACGCCTGCTGATAGTCCCTTTACATGCATATTTCTAAAAGCAGACAAGCCGCTTGATTTGTTTTGACCCTTTAGCATATTCTTATGGTTTCTCTCACCCGTAACATGAAATACAGTACCGCGAATCGAATTAGGCATAATTCTCTTTATATTCGCATTTCCTAATGGTATTTTAAATGCCATTATATCACCATCTTTACTGTCCGACCCTCGAAGATTAAACAGACTGGAAGACATACTTGACTGACCATAAAGTTCAGTTAGATAGTTATGAAAAGTTTCCATTCTTATTTCCTCGTTAAAATGTATAGTTCTATTTCGTCAAGGTCCAAAGATTCTACCTTAAAGTTAAGCTTTGACGCAAATCGTTTTATTAATCTAGTGTATAATTTGCTTCTACTACCAGTTTCATTATCATCAGGATCCTTTGATGCCGTAAAACTAAGAATTTTAATCTGAGGATTATCGTCTATAAAACCTTTAAGATGATTAATTACTGCACCAAATACCCTCATCTGGTTGCCTTTGCCAGTCTTTTCAGTAGTGCCGCCTACAGTAAATACAACAGTAACATCAGTCTTTGGTCCATTACTTGCTTTGTGTGACCAATTATAAAGCAGTTCTATGAATTGCTTATCGATCTTTCCTAGGAATTTCTCAGTATGATCAGTGTCTAATGTTTGTTTCCAAGGTATTTTAGTATTGAAGGCTTCGCCTAGATGTAATTTAAAGTTTTTCATTTATTAAGTCGCTTTTTTTCTTTGGCACTTACTTTGTTGATATAAGATTCTAGTCTTGACTCATTGTCCCATGTAATTACTTCTATCTTCGGGTGCTTAACCAAATTCTTAAAACCTAACAAATCAAATGATTGAAACATGTCATCGTCAACAATAGACATGACTAAATGCACTTTTTTGATAATGAAATTGTCTACAATAATTTCATCATATCCAGACGCTGTCGGCGCAGTATTCGCAACACGGGTCAACATATGCGATCTTAATGAGTTGCTAAGTTCATCTTTATGTTTTCTATAAATTTTATCTACACCATCGAAATAATCTTTAATGAGTAAACTCAACTCTTTTCTAATCATTTTTGATTCTTCTTTAGTAGGTTTCAGTTCGCCTATTGGTGGTTCGCCACTACCAACCATTTGAAACATTCTGCCCAGTGCGTTCCATGCTTCCTCTTGTTTTCCGGTGAGCTGAGTTCGACCCGTACCCTTAAATCTATATTCTGTTTTAAAACTAAAATATTCCCAAAGTTCTGGTGAAAATTTCACTTTATATTTATCAAAGAGTTTTCCTTGCATACTAACGACTGCTGGCCATATGTCGCCATCTTTGTATTTGCCAATCAACGCGGCATCAACCCAGCGGCGTCCACTTTTGTCTGGAATGCTAAAAATATCATTATCAAATGCCGCAAGTAAATTTGCGTCTAATTCATAGACAGCACCACCCTGTGTCCCAATACCACCAAACTTTGAGGTTTTGAAAGAGGTGGAAAGACTCTTATTCTTATTTTGCATTTTCATTAGATGTTGTGCATTTTCTACATTTGCGACATGAAACACCGTACCACGAATATGATCTGGTAATACTTTATTAAATTGAGCAGAAGTTACGGGCAAAAATGGTGGATACACATTGTCCTCATTTCCATGAAATAATTTGTAAGACAAACTATTCTGGTGCATTGGTGTTGATTCTTGGAGATATTGATAAAATGTTTTCATTTTATATTTCTCATCCTTGGCTCTGTGCGATTGTATTTTACTGTGACGCTTGCCAAGTTTGATTTATCATTGTTCATAGGATTACCATCTTTGTGATGAATATCGCGGCCATCACCTTCAGTAGCCATACCTGATTTTACTGCGGCGCGTCTTGCTCTTTTTCTAGCTGCATTTCTAGCCATCTGTTTAGGAGTACCGAGATAGTTTTCACGTTCTTTTTTATAATCTCTCTGATACTCATCAGTTATAAATGTCATAAACTTAATCATGATACATTATCCCAAAAAGTTTTACTAATTTCACCCATAGAAACTGTAGATGCACTAGATGCTGGAGTGTTTGCAGTCCCGCCCATATTGCTGTGGTTTGTACAGTAATAATATAAGGTAGGCGCACCAACAGCCACAGATATCTGAGTATATGCCCCAGAACTTCCTGGAGTTCCTGCTGTTGTTACTCCTGTTGTGTACTCGCTCCCGCCGCCATGCGTTCCATTTGACGTACTAGAAAATCTGAGTGGATGCCCAGAATTAGAAGATGCGCTTTGGTCGAATCGGTATGTTCTACCTTCTGTCAAACTTATTACTAAGGCAGGACCACCACCATCAATGTAGTACCTGTTTCCTACTCCTGGATTTGAAACAGTTATGGCAAAAGTAACAGTACCAGTTCCCGCGATAGTTTTGCGAACACTTGTATATACCTCATGACCATTGGTAGTTCTAACTCCGCTGGTTTGCTTTAACCATAAGGGTCGTAATGGGCTATTAGCACCAGGATCAGCAGGGGCATTGTCATATTGCCAACTCGGATTATTTGTCATTGTTACAAAAGCCATAGTGATCTCCGTCTTATTTTTTACTATTTATATGTTTTAACAAATCTTCTTTACTGCTTTTACCAGTATTGATTGAATGATCAAGCGCAGATTGTAGTACATCTCCAATAGCTTTACCCTTAAATCCAGCCTGTGCTGCATCTTTGCCGCCGATCGGCATATCTTTTATAGCAGTGTATTTTATATCTTTTAGTCGAGCAGATGCTGACTTTTTTTCTCCGCGAGCCTTTAAATACATATCAGTCATTTTAATATCAGCAGATTGTGACCACTTAACTAGTTCGACATTATCCATGTCTTTCCATCTAGAAATACTATTAACTGAATTTACATCAGCATTGGATAGTCTAAGTGTAGATTTAGCAATAGCTCCTGCTTTTTCTCCGTAGCTTTTTAACATAAGTGCAATGAATACAGGAAAGGCATTCTTATCTAATTTATCAATAGTAGCACTATCAATAGCACTCTTCCTAGCATCTTTAAAGATGTTTTTCATAATACCAGAAGAAAAAAGAATGTCTATGCCATGACTGGGAGACTTTGATTTTTTGAATAGCTTCTTAAATTCTTCATTAAACCTATCAGCAGATATTGTATTGATTGTAGAGGCTTGTTTCTTCATTTCTTTGAAGGTCTCTCGTTCAATCTTAAATTCAAATCTAGCTGCAAACTGAATAGCGCGTAACATTCTAAGAGGATCATCTTCAAATGATGTAGGACTAATCATTCTAATTTGCTTATTCTTAATGTCTTTCATACCCTTGCCATCAGTATCGATAATTTCTCCAGTATCAATATCTTTAGCTAATTGGTTTATCCAAAAGTCTCGGCGTAGCTGATCTTGCTGAAGTGTGATACCTTTACCAAGCTTTACTTCAAAGTCTTTATGACCAGAACCTGTGCTTTTGGAATCAATACGAGGTACAGAGATATCAATATCTTCATCCGCCGTAGAACCAGTAGGTATAAATTTCAGAATACCGAAAGATTTGCCTACCATATTAACTTTACCGTGTGGCTTTAATATTCTTTCTAGATCATTAAGTTCTACACCTACAATGATAAGGTCTAAGTCCTTTGAGACTTTACCTAGTAATTCATCACGAACCACACCGCCTATTTGGTAAATTTTACCGCCAGCACTTTTGATGACTTTCCGTACCTGTTTGGAGAGAAGGTCATCAACCATACTCTCATTCAGATGAGATAGGAAAGTTTTCATTAGCACTTCCAACGTTTTCTAGCTTGTCTCAAGCGACTGTTTGGATCTTTCGCAGCTTTTGGCCACATCTTTAATTGACCAGCTGACCTAGCACAATATGACTTACGGCGACCAGCATCTTTTGAACCTGCTTTAGGATCGCCAGTTACTGCGGTTTTTAAATTACCACCAGTTCTACGATTCTCAGCATCAACGCCTTTTTGTGTCATTCCAGCGCCAGACTTAGTAGAACGATAATGTTTATCTTTTTCAGATAAAAACTCAATGAAACTTTTCATAGATATTCCTACCAATGCTGTGCGTCTGGATATTTGACAATTGCACGAATCGCTCTCACTGCTAGTTTTGCAGTCGGATCGCCCCTGTCATATAGTACAACTTCTGTACCATTCACAAAGTCAGATACGTTTACACCTTTGCCTATAAGAGACATTGTTCTATGCAGATAGTCACTTTCATCATAATTATTTTCAAATCCTGCTTTACCGCGCACCTCAACCCACTTACTACCAGGCAATGGTCGAATTCTAAGAATACCCATCTTACCTTGCCTGATGTATGTCAGAGCATAAGACTCTTTCTTTTTACTCTGATTTTTAGTCAACTCTGTTAAGTATTTCCCGAAACTCTGCATTTATTTTCTTCCAATATTATACTTAGGACATAATTCCCAGTTGCTTTTTTCTTTGAAAGGAATAATCTTAATCTGTCGCAGTGGTGCTAAGTTTTTCATAGCAGTTTCATTTTGTAGTGTGACAAGTCCCCAATCAGACATAAGTGTGGCAATCGTATTTCTTCTGCCTAAATCACTTTCTTCTATATTGGATTTCTTACCATCTAGTAGAAATAGTTCCTTAAAATGTACTATAAAGTAACGACCTTGCTTATGTAAAATATGGCAAGATTGAAATAATTTATTTTCTTTTCGACTTGATACGCCTATTCTTGTTAGTGTTTCTCTCACCTTTAAAAAATCATCAGGTTCATTAAGTGTAACTTCTAACATAGAATCGGGAGTCCAAGATACTATATTCGTTTCATCCATTGTCAACTCACTTTTTTGTTATATTCATTTTATGACAATGTTATTTATATGTTTTAATTTTTACCACCTTTACGCAATTTATGCTTAATATGATCTAAATGTTCCTTAGTACATAGAGATAATACCTCTTTTGCCCGTTGGTTTGAATAGCCATAATACTCTTTTATCGCTTCTAGATTATCATATTTTTCAGCCTTAAACCATTCTTTTGCAAATCGTTTACGTTTACGAATCAAAATTCTCAAAAAATCATATTGCAATCTTGCAGGCAATTTATACCTGTAATTCATTTCATTTGCAATCTGAATTGTATCGTTAAAATAAGATAGCCCTTTATTGGTCATGTAAGCATTATAATCGCTTTTTTGACCAGGCAGTTCTACCATGATATCTTCTTTAGTATCATTGATAGAGCGTAAATAATCGAATAATTTATTAGCCATTATAGAGCCTGTATGATTGTTTGCATTCTCATTACATCCACTACAACATCATGCCTAGCATCATGTGCAACAAACTTTTCTTTACATCCGTCAGGAATATAACTATTTCTTTGACCACTGCCAAACAATAGACCGTCAAGATAAGAGCGGGTATCGCGTACCATCCAAAATGGATAGGGAATAGAGTTGCCTGTTTGTTTCATTATACCTTCCATGAGAGGAATATCAAAGGTATTTCCTCTACAAAATACTGTTTTTAAGTTGTTCATATTGACATTTAATACAAAGAAATTATACAGCTGGGAGATAGATTCGTCAAGTTCTAAATTTGGTTTCAATACACTTTTTGCTTCTTCGCCTTGTTTATTCCACCATTCCAATGTACTTTTTGAAACCTTTCTGTTGTAGTTTTTTACCTGATCTTGAACATCAAATTTCATATACTTTGAATTCTCTAGCAATTCATCATACGAATAAGGAATCTCACTTGAAAATCTGGTATCTGAATAAGTGAGTAAACCAAGAGATAAGACTACCCCTTGGTTCACATCAGTTGAAAGTGTTTCAAAATCAAAGATAACACAATTATCTAGTCCATCATAAGCTGCCATTATAACCACTCCGCATCTGACATAATTTCAGTTAAGCAAGCCACCATATTAATTTCAATATCAGCAACAAATGCTGCTTTATACTGATATTCTGCCAATAAAATAATGACTTGAGGAATACTTTGTGGCTTCAATGTAGTATTCATTTTGTCATATATGGTTCTAATAATACTAGAAGTATCAGAATCGATGTTATTTGCTACCCACTTTCTCATTTTATTAAAATCTTTAGCTTTTAGATGTTGTAGTAGTAAATCAGTTTCGCCGCCAGCAGAATTAGAAATATTGCTGCCGCTGAGAACACCACCCACTGATCGTCGTTGGACTTCATTTAATACCCTTCTCCAATCAGGAGCATGTTTAAGTATGATATTTACCAAGTCTTGTTTTTCAAATTTAATGCTTTCTTGTTCGAAGATATTACTAACCCTCTTAAAGAAATTTGCAGCTAATTTAGTCATATCTTTCTTATTGGTATTAAATTCATAGACACTACAACGAGAATGTAGAGGTTCAGTTATTCTATTCTTAAAATTGCATGTAAAAATAAACCTACAATTAGAGGAAACATCTTCTATAACCGCTCTTAAAATAAGCTGCACTTCTGGTGTGGTATTATCAGCTTCATCAATAATGATTACTTTAGGTTTACCACCGCCAGCAAGCGATACTGTTGTGGCAAACTGCTTAACCCTATTTCTAACAGTATCAATGAATCTACCCTCATCTGAGCCATTTATAACAATATAGTCCAGATCAAGAGTTTTACATAAAGCCTTTGCCACAGTAGTTTTGCCAAGACCAGCAGTTCCAGTAAACAACATGTTTGGAATATCACCAGTCTTGACTATATTTTCAAAAGTATCACTTAGATGTTGTGGAAGGATAGTATCTTCAATACGTTGTGGTCTGTACTTTTCAACCCAAAGATATTCGCTATCAACTTTACTATTCATAATATATATTTCTATCCTTTGTTAAAATTATTCTTCAGCTTGCTCTTGCTTCCAATTTTCTACCACTTGTACACCTTGAGTGCATTGGTCACGCAGTTGACCGATGGTTGACAATTCTTCACCACGAAAACCGCCACGTTGTGTTACCGTATCAATTACGGCAATCGCACTGCGAGAAATTTGATTCATCAGGTCGTATGCTTTTTTATGTGTATCGTCAGCCATTTATTTTATTCTCCGTAAGTTGATGTTTTTTCGAGTGCAATCCAATATTGCAGTCCGTTAGTAGAGTTTGTTAGTTTTGAGATTTTTTGTGAAGAAATCTCGACTTCATAGTTACCAGGTAAAATCTTCAAATTGTTAATATTGTATACGAACTTATATGTAGCATTTTTAGAAGTAGCTGGGATTTCAATAGAATATGTATTAGCTGTTGCATTATCAGAGGTAGTCACTGTAATTTTTGCCAATCCATCACTTACACCTTCAATGAATAGTTCTGAATGACCCAATGCTGAACCTGCTGCTTTTAGTTTATTTAAAACTCCTTCATCTAAATCAAATTTAACTTCTCCCTCTGGCATTCTAACATCTTTACCGGCTCTTGTCAACATATCGGTGTCTGAAAAGAAGTATTTAATGTTAGCTAAACCAGATGCATCTGAGATAGTAACGAAGTTTTCATGAAAAGAAAGGCTTGGCTTTTCTTCTGGCGTATCTACTAGATTTACGACGGAAAGAAATTCGCTTAGATCATAGATGCCAAAGGTTTGATCAAAGGTTTCATCAACATCAATTTTAGCAAGAATATTCTTTGCCTCTGAAATTGTTCTAATGGTATTACCACCATCAATTACAATATTGCTATTGATTGATGCAAAATTCTTGAGCACCGAAATTGTCTTGTCTGATAGTCTCATATAGTCATCTCCATTATGTAAATATAAGCTATTATATCAAAAATATAACAGCAAGTCAAGTATTATTATTTAATTTTACTAAAGTTTTTGTCCTTATAGAACTCCAATTTTTCGGCAAACTTACCATCTAATATCTCACCCTTATGTGAAATCACGAATACATTGGTATCATCATCAAGAGTATAGAGTATTTTCATCAGATTGTCAACCCCCTCATGATCAAGTGACGAATCAAAAGTTTCATCCAATATCAGCAAGTTTGTAGCTACAGAATTTTTCATCTTGGCAATCTGGCGCCAAGTGAATAGAAGTGCTAAATCAATGCGTTGTTTTTCTCCTTCACTAAACGAATCATATGAAAATGCATCACGGTGTCTTGATCTGATCGTTTCTTGAAAGCTCTCATCAAGGTCAAAATGAACGAAAAAATCTAGTGTTTGTAAATATTGATTTACTAGATGATTGATTACCGGTAGGTACTGTTTAATAACTTTGGTTTTTATGCCAGTATCTTTAAGCATTTCTGCCATAACTTGGCTATACAGTAGATTTTCATTTATTCCATAACCAGATTCCTTTATAGAATCTTGATCGGCAACTAGAACTTTCAATTCCTCATTGGCTTTAGTTAGGTCGCCGTCAGATTTTTTATTTAATTCATCTCTGTAGGATTGTATCTGTCTTTGCAGCCTAGATACTGCACTATTGTTAGAGGATATAGAGGACAGGTTCTGTCTGATTTTCTCAGACAATTCAGTGTACCGTATAATAGTCTGTTCTACAGTAGATGACTCTTTAAGTCCATGGTCCATTGCTTGTTTAAGTTCTTTTGCTTTCTCTTGTGCAGTATCGAGGTTGTTTGATCTAAGTACAGAATCAATATCTTGGGTACAGGTTGGGCATGTTTCGTTTAGCTCGTAGAATTTAGCTTCTTTGACCAAGACTTTGATTTTTGTTTGGAATTGGGCTTGATACTGGAGTAACGCTTGTTTTTTATCATTAGCTGTATCTAACTCCTTCTGCATAGTTTTTTGATTCTCTTCTACAAAAGTTTGGCATACTACATTATCATTTTCCAGACCAATGATTTCGGAATTCAAATTAGATATATCTTCATTTCTTTTTTCTATAAAGCCTTCATTCAATGTAGTTATATCACCGATATATTTATTTTGTGTGTCAATCTTATTGGACAATATATCAAGGCTATATTTAACCTCTTTCACTTTTGCCTTTAATTCAGAAGTCTTTTCTCTTAACAAGTGATTCATCTTTGAAAAGATGTTGATATCCAATAAATCTTCGATAACATCACGCCTATGCTGTGCGGGCAACTGCATGAATGGAATGAACGAACTGCTACCTAAGACCACAATCTGATGAAAAGATTTGTGGTTCAGCTTCAAAATGTTTTGTTCTAATATCTTTTGATACTCTTTAGCATGTGAGGATTGATCAAACATATTACCATTCTGATATATTTCAAATAGAGTAGGTTTGATGCCTCGCACAATTCTAAAGTGATTAGAGCCAATAGCAAATTCAACTTCTACAATACAATCCCGATTGTTGATAGAGTTTACTAGCTGAGGTTTGTTGATATTACGATGTGGTTTACCAAACAATGCAAATGATACTGCATCAAGCATTGTAGATTTACCTGCACCATTTGAGCCAATAATCAGTGTCGATTTGGCTTTATTTAAATTAATATCAGTCCAATTATCACCAGTTGATAGGAAATTCTTGTACTTTAGAGATTTAAATAATATCATCTAATTTGCCTTTCTTTTTTCGCCAAAGTTTTTTAAACTCCATATAATTCATTTTATATTGATATCCAGAATTTAAAAAGTACTCATGACAACCTTTCCAAATATTAGATTGAATTGTTTTAGTTTTATATACATTTTTATTTAAGTCACTACTTGTTTTATTATAAGATGAAAATTTTTTTTTCAAGATATTTCCAATGCCTGTGCTTCAGTCAATAAATTTCTCATTTCAATTTTAATCCTGCTTTTATCTAACTCAGTATCTACAGATTCAACGTAACTATCAAGTAATGTTGTAGTATCTTCTACAGATACTCCTTCATCACCCACACGCTCACCCATAAATTCTTCAAAGTTTTCACTTATCTTCAGTTCATGAATGTTCTTAGATTGTATTCTATCACAAAATTTGTCAAATGTAAAGGGGTCTTGTTTATTAACTACAACTATTTTAACGAATTTATGATCAATATGATCGATAGAATAAGTATTATAATCAGTTCTGGTATCGTCATAAGTTATCTTTTCAAATAATGTGAAAGGGTTAACAATAGCTTCAATTTCTCGCGTTTCAGTATCTAGCACATGAAAGTGTTTAGTATCATGGGCATCAGACCAAAAGAATTCCATTTGTGTACCTAAATACATAATATTATCTTGCTGAGATTTTGTGTGGAAGTGACCGGATAATACTGTTTCAAATCTAGAAAATTCTTCTTTGGCCATACCATGAGTATTTTTGATACCTCGCATCATATCAAAACCATTCAATTCTAAGTGACCGCAAAGTATGGATGCCTTGCAATTTTTAACAAAATTCATAGACTCTGAATGGTTTTCACTGGTGATCCATGGTAGTAACGCAATGTCAAGACCAGCATAATTCATAACTGTAGGTTTCATAATAATATGAATTTCGTTCATATAATGACCTAACAATTCTTTCAATGAATTTAAATCATTTGTATTCTTAAAGTATGTGTCATGATTGCCTGGTATGATATCCATAGTCATACCTCGATCACGCATAGGATTAAGGAAGCTTTTTCTATTATGAGTTAGTGCTTTAAAATTAATAAACTTACGATGATCGTAATAATCTCCTAGATGTAGAACTTGTTTGATGTTGTGATCGTCACAGTAAGGAAATAATAATTCATTATAAAACTTACTGGCATTTTCTAAAAATATATCCGAACTATTTCTGATACCTGTGTGTGTATCATTCAGGATTAGTAATTTCATGTTAAAAAGTCTTTCAAATCAGAGTCAACGTTTACTGTCCTTTTCTTTCTCATCTTTTTCTCTTTTTTGCCGTATTCTTTCATAATAGTGTCATATTGCTTTACTTTATCAATTCTATCTTTTAGAACATCAATAAAGTGTGTAGCTACACCAGCGGAAGCTTCTCCTTGTTCAGAGACAAGGAATGCCTCTATTCCAGATTGAGATAGATACTTTTCTTTAATCTCCTGTTGCCGTTTCTCTTTTGCAATTCTCCTCAGAAATGCATACCAAATAATCTGAGTGAAATAGGCAAATGCATTTGGATTACCAGAACGTGTAATTGCATTAATATTATAATTTTCAACAGCTTTCAAACAGTTCTCTACTGCATCCATTACCATTTCTTCTCGGTAAGTATACCTGATAAAGTTTGACTTATGTGATAAATTTTCAGCAATCTTTAAAAAACATTCTGCTAGATAATTAGGAACAATTGGTAATTCGACTTCCTTTTCCCTAGCAGTGTTTATAGTCTTTACATATTCTACTATATTCAAAGAAAACTCTTTGTTATCCACATAATGCGTACTTTTTTGTTTCACTTTTGCCATATTCACTCCTTCACAATATGTCTAAATTATATCACATATTTGGGCTATTGTCTAGTTAAATTTTAATTATTTTTAGGGGTTGACAAATCCTATAAATCTGTTATAATAAGATTCATCTTAGCGAGAGGGGTAGTAGTCAGTGTTGGACTCCTTTAGGAAAGTTGATTATATTCTCATCTGAGTCGTACATCTCTATAGTATCACTCTTACCTAGTCCTAGTCTATCCATCCAGTTAGAAGCATCTAGATAATCATCACCAAAAGCAGTACCATTACTTTCCC